CTCTTGGGGCGCTCTATGTAGACCACATCGACATCACCTCCGTGCTGCAGGCCATTGACGCTGCGAGCGCACACGTTCCAGGCATCTACGGCCCACCGGTCATCATCGACTGCCCACCGGCCTAAGGACACCATGCTGCTAAAAGGTAACTGCCTCGAAACCCTCAAGACCCTAGACACCGCCTCGGTGGACTCCATCGTGACCGACCCACCGTATGAGCTGGGCTTCATGGGTAAGTCTTGGGATAACTCCGGCATCGCCTACTCGCAAGACCTATGGGCTGAGTGCCTACGGGTACTAAAGCCAGGTGGACACCTACTAGCGTTTTCCGGCTCTCGCACCTATCACCGCATGGTTGTGGCTATTGAGGATTGCGGCTTTGAGATCCGTGACCAAATCATGTGGCTGTATGGATCAGGCTTTCCAAAATCTCACAATGTCTCAATAGGCATTGACAAACAGGCTGGCGCTATGGAACACAGGGGCAAGGCGCACTACGCTTACGCTACTGGCAAAGATTTCCAAGGGCGTGAGGAAATGGAAGCACCCAAGGCGATGCCCGCCCACACTGGAGTTACTTCCGAGGCTCAACAATGGCAAGGCTGGGGAACGGCACTCAAACCAGCGCACGAACCAATCGTGGTCGCTCGCAAACCCCTAATCGGTACGGTCGCTAACAACGTGCAGACCTATGGAACCGGTGCGCTGAACATTGACGGGTCACGGGTAGCGCATCAGAGCGAAGCAGATAGAGCAAGTGCCACTCCACAAGGGAAAGTGACTAGCAACCTCAAGGCTGGTTCAGCCCCCGATGTCAATGATGAAGGGCGCAAGGATGTAGAACGGCCCGATACTTCGCTAGGTCGCTGGCCTGCCAACGTAATCCATGACGGGTCAGAGGAAGTGCTGGCAGGGTTTCCGATGACTGGGTCGAGCAAGGCTTCGATGAGGGGGGTGGGCTACACAGATAGCGACATTTACGGTACGGGTGATGGCAAGTTTGACTCGCTTCGTGGGTTCAATGACTCCGGCTCCGCAGCACGTTTCTTCTACTGCGCTAAGGCATCTAAGTCAGAACGGAACGCTGGGCTGGAGGGGCTGCCGGAAGTTCCAAAGAATGAACGCAAGGAGGGTGGGAAGTCGGTTCTTGAGGTATCAGGGAAAGCCAGTCAGAACTTTCACCCCACCGTCAAGCCACTAGCCCTAATGCGCTACCTCATCAAGCTTGTAACTCCCCCAGGTGGGATAGTCCTAGATCCATTCCTCGGGTCAGGCACCACCGCAGTCGCAGCGACACTAGAGGGCTTCGACTGGATTGGCTGTGAGATGACCGAGGACTACTGGCCCATCATCGAGGCCCGAGTTGAGTGGGCGCAAAACGAGCGCACCACGACCCTGTTCTAAACTAGAACTAACGAACATTAGGACTGCCGAACATGCCAATCAACTCAAAGTCGGGCTTTATCCGCACCGAGGAAGATGCTCGGGGTGACGCCGAGGCTCTCCACCTGCGCTCGCAGGGCTACACCTATCAACGGATCGCTGACGAACTAGGCATCGCCAAGTCCAGCGCCTACGAACGTTGCCAACGGGCGCTCGCTGCAATCCCCCTGGAAGCAGTCGAGGAGTACCGCACCATCCAGCGTGAGCAACTTGACCGACTCATGGCATCGTGGCTACCCGAGGCCATCGCCGGAAACCCTAAGGCTGCCGAAATCGTGCTGAAGATAATCGAGAAGCGGTCAAAGCTCGAAGGCACAGACCAGCCCATCAAGCACGAGGTCATCACCCTCGATGCCATCCAAGCCGAGATACTCCGACTAGAGGCTGAACTTGCAGACACCCCAGCAGAGGCTTGAAGCCCTACGGGAACTCCGTGACCTCGCCCTGGTCGATGCCGAGCGCAAGGGCCGTGAGCAGTCCGAGAAGGCCCAGGCAGAGTTAGCGCAGTCTCGCTACCGCACCAGCGCCCGAGACAATCAACTACCGCCCGAGGGTGACTGGTTCGTGTGGCTCATCCTGTCCGGTCGAGGCTTCGGCAAGACCTTCACCGGCTCAGGCTGGTTAGCGGAGAAGGCGTGTTCTAACCCCATGACCGAGTGGGCCGTAGTCGCTCCGACCTTCGGTGACGTGAGGCGTGTCTGCGTAGAAGGCCCGAGTGGTCTGCTCAAGGCCATTCCCGAGAGCATGAGGAAGTTCTACAACAAGTCCAACGGGCAAATCCACCTCCGCAACGGATCTATCATCCACATGATTAGCGCCGATGAGCCTGACCGAGTTCGAGGCCTGAACCTCGCAGGGGGCTGGGGCGATGAGTTCTGCTTCTGGCGCTATCCCGAGGTGTGGACTGAAGGACTAGTACCGGCGCTTCGTATCGGCAATCCACAGTTCGTCATCACCACCACTCCCAAGCCAACTCGACTGCTCAAGGAACTGATGAAGCGTGACGATGGCTCGGTAGTCATCACCCGAGGCTCAACCTTCGACAACGCTGCCAACCTGTCCGAGTCTGCGCTGGCTGAACTTCGTGCCAGGTACGAGGGAACTCGACTCGGTAGGCAAGAGCTTTACGGTGAGGTGCTAGAGGACATCGAGGGGGCGCTGTGGAAACTCGATGACATTGAAGAGACCCGAGTCCAAACCCTGCCCGAGATGATTCGGGTCATCGTGGCCGTAGACCCAGCCGTGACCTCCGGCGATGACTCAGACGAAACCGGCATCGTGGTCGTGGGCAAGGGTGTCGATGGTCGGGGATACGTCATTGCAGACCGGTCATGCCGTGACACCGTGCTGGGCTGGGCGCAACGAGTGGTCGCAGCCTACGAGGAGTTCGGCGCTGACCGAGTGGTGGCAGAGAAGAACCAGGGTGGTGACTTCATCGAGCAGACCATCCGATCCGTACTGCCAACGGTGGCCTACAAAGGAGTGACCGCACGAGTCGGCAAACGCCTTCGAGCTGAACCCATCGCAGCGCTCTATGAGCAACGCCGTATTAGCCACGTTGGTTCTTTTGATAAACTAGAAGGGCAGATGTTGGAGTGGCTTCCCGATAGCGGAACATCACCTGACCGACTCGATGCTCTCGTTCACGGCCTGACCGAACTGGGCTTCGCTACCGGTGGATCTGCAGACCGCTTCTTTGCATCACTCGCCCCACTCTGCCCGAACTGCTCTCACCCGAACGCTGCCGATGCGCCCAACTGTCTAAGTTGTGGCAAGATGTTCGTTGAGGCATACTCCACACACACATCCGTAGGCTTCCCAGACTTCTCGCAGTAATCGAGTGAAGTTCAAGTCCACCAAACCGCAGTTCTCGCAAGTCCAAACTAACCTCGGGGCAATCCAGCGATGGTCACTCCAAGATAAACACATACAGCAAAGGTACTAAATGGCAATCTTTGGTCGCAACAAGAACGACAATGCTGAACTCATAGAGCAAATCGTTAGCGAACTCAAAAAGGCGCAGAACAACCTCGGCGTTACACCGATGTCCAGCGCAGCACCATACGCTTCAACCGGAACCGGCGCAGGTGGTCAGGGGCTAATCCAAACCCCAGGCCGTGAAGCCACGCCCCTGCCTCGCTTTGCCGATGCCTTCGGGTCACAGCTCGGCCCATCAGCGCCATTCATTCCAGCGCCCCTAGACCCCGTCTTCGATGACTCGGGCCGTGCGCTCCCCAGGCTCTATGAGTTCCCCGTAGCGTGGAACCTCAATCTCACCACTCAGAACGTTCCCTGGACTGTCCTTCGTGCGCTCACGGATCAATGCGACATCGTTCACCGTTGCATCGAAATCTGCATCTCGGCCCTAGTCAAGATGGACTGGTCGTTCAAGGTCGATGAGTCAGTCATCGCCGAAATCATGAATGAGCAGAACTGCTCACACGCCAAAGCCTCACGCATCGCTCGTGACGAGTACGCCGAAGAACTAGACCGCCTACGCAAGTTCTGGGAGAACCCCTACCCTGACCTCGGGCGTGGCTGGGTTGAGTGGCTCACCGAGTTCCTCTGGCAGCACTACGCCTTCGATGGAGTGCCGGTCTACGCTCGCTACACCATCGGCAAGGAAATCCTCGGCTTCGAGATTATTGACGCACCGACCATCAAGGTCTTGCTCGACAATCGTGGTGCAGTACCTACGCCCCCGAACCCTGCCTACCAGCAGGTGCTGTGGGGCTTCCCTCGTGGCGAGTACCAAGCAACCCCTGAGGCCGATGGCGAGTTCTTCGCTGGCCCAGGTACGGGCAATGAGTACCTCCGAGACCAACTCTCCTACTTCGTTCGCAACCGCAGAACCTGGTCTCCCTATGGCTTCAGTTCAGTCGAGGAAGCCGTGCCTGCAGCCACCCTTTACCTAGAGCGCCAAAAGTGGATGAACTCCGAGTACGCATCCGGCACGATGCCGATGACCTTCATGGTGACTGACTCTGACGAGATGGACATCCGCAAGTTGGCTGAGTTCGAGCGCCTGTTCAACGACAAGCTCATGGGGTCAGCCACCGAGCGCCACCGTGTCAAGGTGCTGCCTAAGGGCTTCCACCCCCAGGCGATGCCTACAGTCGATGAGCGCTACAAGTCCGACTATGACGAGTTCATCATCAAGCGCATCGGGTCAGCCTTCGGTGTATCCCCTAGCCAACTCGGTGTGGTTCCACGCTCGGGTCTTGGCGGTAAGGGCGAACACGATGGTGAGATGGATCAAAGCGAGACCGTCAGCCTGAAGCCCATGATTGGCTTCATCAGCGAGGTCATCAACTCTCTCTGCCGGCGCTACCTCGGGTCAGACAAGAACGTCACCTTCGCCATGCAGAACAGCGAACTCGTGCAGAACCAGTTTGAGCAGGCTAAGGCGATGCAAACCTCCATCAACTCGGGTGCTAAGACCCTGAACGATGTTCGTGGCGAACTCGGCCTGCCGTTGTACGAGATGCCCGAAGCCGATGAGCCGTTCGTGGAGACCCCCAATGGGCCGGTCTTCCTTCGTGGCACGATGATGATGAACACCTCTGGGGAAACCGTAGAACAGAAGGATGAATCCAATGGCGGAGTATTACACCTACAAGACCAAGAAGGCCAAAGTCCACAAGGCCAAGAAGGTCAAGGCGCACAAAGCGAAAGTTCACAAAGCAACCAGCGCCAAGAACCCATCGGTTCGAGCAAGCAGGCGCACGCTGAGCTAGTCGCATTCAACAAGTTCGTGAAGGCCCGAGTGACTAAGGGCGCATGGCGTGACTTCACCTTCAACTACATCAACGAAGACGATGCCTACGAACTGAACCAGTCAGCGCAGTCGATAGTCAAGGGCGATGGACAGACCCCACCGCAGGCCGTTCAGAACGCTGCCAAGCAAGCCCTTGAATGGATCGCAGACGGCAAGGCTGGCTCGGGCTTCACCGATGTTGGTCGCAAGCGTGCCTCAGACCTCGCTAGAGGCGCTTCAGTCTCACTCACCACCATCCGGCGCATGAAGGCGTTCTTCGACCGTCACCAGTCTGACAAGGACAGCCCGAAGTGGGATGACCCCAGCGCAGGCAAGGTGGCGTGGTACGCATGGGGTGGCGATGCAGGCTACGCATGGGCCAAGCGAGTTCTAGGCGAAGAGAAGGCTGCGGAACCCGACCCTTTTTACTCGAGCCTCTGAACAAGAGGCAGGCCCACGAACTGCCAGGCTTCCAAGCCAAACTGCAAATCGAGAACTACTACCGACAGGCCATAGACAAAGCGCTGAAGTCGATGTTCACCGGTACTGACGAAGCCATCCGTGAGGCCATCGCTACGAAGGAGCAACTAGGCAAGGCCGTAGATCCGATGGACAAGTCGGCAGCCAAGCACGCAGTCGAGCGCAACGTCAAAGCGAACAACGCTCCCCTAGTCAAAGCACTCAAGAACCTCTATGGCGATGCCGGTCTAAGGGGTACAAAAGAGGCGATGACTCAGATGGGTGGCGCTGCCAAACTTGGCTCGGGAATGAGTGGCCTCGCTGGTGGCGTAAACTGGGATAGGTGGAAGCCAGGCAATCCAGCAGCAGCCGAGAAGGTCGCTGGTAAGGGTCTAGCGGATCTACTACGGAACGCCGATGTCATCGTGCGAGGTATCACCCAGACCACAATGGGCCGTGTCGGTGACATTATCGCCAACGGTCTAGAGGCTGGTTCGACCTATCGGGAAATCTCCGATGTGGTAGACGAGCTACTCGACAACCCCACTCGCTCCGACATCATCTCAATCACCGAAACCAACCGAGCCTTCAACGTTTCAGCCATAGATGAATACCAGGCTGCAGAGATGCCAGGCTGGGAGTGGCTGACTTACGCTGGCGCTTGCGAGGAGTGCGATGCCGAGGAAGGCCCACACGACTTCGGAGATGATTACCCACCGGCTCACCCGAGTTGCCGGTGTGCAGTTGTAACACAACTTCCTGATGGAACTACTACAGAAGAAGAAAGCATGGAGGAATAATCCACATGGCACAAGACATTACCTACGTTGGACTTGGTGACTTCACCTACAAATCAACCGCAGATGGTACGCTATTAGTGTTCGGAAAGGCCACCGGCCCTGACCTTGACCTCGACTCGCAAATCTGCGATGCCGACTGGCTCAAGAGTGCAATGCCGTTGTGGTTTCAAACGGGTGCTAACATCCGTGAACAGCACTCAAGCATCGCTGCCGGTGTGGGTCTTGAACTCGCAGCCGATGGCGATGACTGGTTTCTGAAGTCCGAGGTCGTAGATCCTCTCACCGCTAAGAAGGTGGAGAAGGGTGTCCTCAAGGGCTACTCAATCGGCATCAAGAACGCCAAAGTCATCAAGGATGCCAACGCCCCAGGTGGTCGCATCGTTTCTGGCAACATCGTAGAAGTGTCGCTTGTAGACCGCCCTGCTAACCCCACAGCCACAGTCCAAATCGCAAAGATGGTCGGAGAACAAATGGAACTCACTAAGTCAGACATCAACCAAGAAGCAGCGTTCGTTGAGCTACCTGCCACCGCAGACCTCGACACCTACGAAGGCACGAAGGTCTGTTCAGCCTGCGAGGGAACGGGCCGAGGCCTTGATGACCTCCCAGCCGATGAGATGGCCTGCGACAAGTGCAACGGTACGGGCAAGGAAGTTCTGGGCGCACAAGACACCCAGCAGTATTCCCCCAGCCAGCCAAACGCTGGCAAGCCTGTCAATGACATGGTGGATGACAAGGCCGTTGAAGGCGAAGTTGAGAAGAAGGACTACACCGATGAGCAGCGTGCCTCAATGGAGGAGTCTGGTCAGGCTATGGAAGGTGGGGGCTTCCCCATCAAGACCGTCAGGGATCTAAAGAACGCCATTCAGTCCATTGGTCGTGCCAAAGACCGTGAGGCAACCATCGCCCACATCATCGCTCGTGCTAAGGCGATGGGCAAGGAAGACCTCATCCCTGACTCGTTCAAGGAAGTCACCCACGATGAAGCCACGCTGAACTCAGTTCGTGCCGGACTCATCGCTCTCATCAAGGCCGAGCTAGACGAAATGCTCGCCGGTGAAGAAGACGAGATTGGCGATGTGAGCGAACTGCTCTGCGCCCTTCAGATGTTTATCTGCTGGTGGGATGGCGAGGCTGACGAGAACGAGACTGTCGAGCCTTACGCCGACATGACCGAAGAAGCCCCCGAAATGTCATCAGTAGACATGAGCTACATGGGCCTCGGCGTATCTGCCGACCTAATCAAGAGTGCATCTAGCGAGACCGCTACCGATGCCGACAAGACCGCACTCCGTGAAGAGATCCGTAAGGCTCTCGGCATAGACGAGGAAATCGCCACCTACAAGGCGAGTCTCACCGAGCAGGAAGAAGTCATCAAGGGCTTCAAGGCTGTTCTCGATGAGGTTCGAGGGATGGCAGCACCAGGAGGCCCAGTCCTCCGTCAAACACATTCGCAGGTCAAGAAATCTGCGGATGCCGAACGCTTGGAAATCGAGGCTGCACGACTTCGCAGCATCGCCGACCAGGTTGTCGATCCAGCACTCCGTAATGCGTACATTGCTAAGGCTCTCGAAGTCGAGTCCGATGCGAAGCGCATTGCCCGAGGCTAAACAAACCAATCCCTAACTACCAAGAAAGTAGAAATCATCATGGCATTTTCAGCCCCATCAGTTGATGACCTCTTTGGTGGCCTTCCAGCCGAACAGCGTGTAGAGCGCTTCGAGGCATACAAGGCCGCTTTGAGCGCTTGTCACACCAAGTCACTCCACGCTGCCGCTACCGGCTCAGCCTCCTTCGAAAAGGGTGTTGGCATCGTCAAGCACAACACCGTTGCTTCGCAGGCTGCCGAGTTCAAGTCCAACCTGGCCAAGTCGGTTAGCGCCGACCAACTCGCTGCTGTTGAGAGCGCCCTTGCTGGCATCTCCGACATCAACAAGGACTGGTCACTCACCAACCCGTTGAACACCGTTCCATACGGCAACATTGGTTTGGTTCCCTACGACCTCGACCCTGCGCTGTCGATGCTGGTTCCAAAGACCTTCATCCTCCGCAACCAGATCCCACGAGTGGGCGCTGTTGGTCAGGCACTTGAATTCCGTCGCATCCTCGGTGTGTCGAACTCAGGTACGGGTGGCGTTAGCAACCTCAACACCTTCTTCAACTCCAACTCAGTCACCTCGTCCTACGGTGGCGTGAGCCTGAACCGCCCTAACAAGATTGCTTACTCGGCTGACCGCATTGTCAAGTCGTTCGTTGAGCAGGGTGTTTCGGACTCCGTTACGATGCAGGCCGAGTTCGCTGGTCGTGGATACACAGACCTCCGTCAGCTCAGCCACACCTCGTTGCTGTGGGCCACGATGCTCGGTGAAGAGCGCAACATGTTGAACGCTCGTTCGACTGCTCTCTCAACCTCAGGACTCACCTTCACGGGTGCTGCTGACACAACCGGTTCCGGTATCGCTACCGGTGGTGCTTCTTCAACTGTTGAAGTTACGCTGTCCTCATCGTTCGGTGAGACCGCCAAGTTGTCTGCTGGAACCATCACGGCTGTTGCCGGTCAGGGTGCAAAGGTCACCTTCACCGGAACCATTCCTACTGGTTGCATTGCCTACAACATCTACGTCACCGTTGGCGCAGTTGTCTACAAGTCCACCGTGACTGACGTAGACTCTGGTACGGCTGGAAACATCTTCTCGGTTGCTTCGGCTGCCCCCACCGTTGATGGTTCGTACTCAAGCCTGGCCTACGATGGTTTCGTTGCCACGCTGACCGACACCACGCAGTCCGGTTACGTCAAGGCTTTGAACGGTGCGCTTAGCACCACCGAGCCAGGTGCAGAGTTCCAGGATGCCTTCGTATCGCTGTTCAACAGCGTTCAGGCCGACCCTGACTTCATCCTCACCACCGCTGCAATCCGCCGTTCGCTCGCTAAGAGCATCCAGCAGCAGGGCAACCCAACGGGCTACCGCTTGAACTACGAAACTGGTTCAGACGGCATCACCATTGGATCCGTTGTCACGGCTATCGCCAACGAAAGCACAGGCAAGATGGTGGACGTTATCGCCCACCGTTTCTGCCCTGCTGGTGTGGCGCTGGTTCACAGCACGCAGTTGCCTTTCCCTGACTCGGGTGTTTCCTCGACTGTTGAAGTTCACGCAGTCCAGGACCTCATGGTCATCGAGTGGCCCCAGATTGGCATGACGTACGACATCAGCTCGTACATGTACGGAACGCTTGCCTTCCGTGCGCCTGCATGGTCTGGTGCAATCACCGGTATCACCGCCTAGTCATAGGCAACAGTCTGCCGGAGTATGGTTCGCCCTGCTCCGGCAAACTCGCTGGTCTTTCAGACCGGCACTTGCGAAGCCATAGTGCTTCAGCATCCCGAGGGTGGGTGGTTAGTTTCCTCCCCTGGCTGACCCCCACCCTCCCATTCTCAAGGAGAGAGCAATGCGATTAGTAGGTTCAGACCGAGGCCTCAAAGAAATCACCATGAACGACAGCGCCCCTGTCAAGCGTTCCAAAGACGGAACCTTTCATGTGGATGGCCCAGGCGCTCGTGCGCTAGTCAAGTCCGGTGACTTCGCCGTTGCTGGCACTACGTTTCATGGCGCTCGTGGCTATCGCTGCCAAGACTGCCGGTTCCTATCGCTGTTCCCGAAGTGCAAATGCGGATCTACTAACACGATTGAAGAGGACTAATGGCAGTCATCGCCAGCACCAATCTCACCGAAGGCACGCACGTTCCCTACGTCACGATTGACGAAGTTCTCTACTCCCCCACCGCCTCATCCATCGACTTCTCCAACCTCATCGAGAACGGCAGCGAGGCAGTCCAGCGCCGTGCGCTCAACGAGCTAATCGTGCGAGCGTCAGTCAAGGCTGACAACTTCATCTACGGGGCGCTCGGAACCCTGACCGCTACGGTGAACACCGAGAACGGGCGCTACCGTGCGAACCGCATGGGGCAGTTCGTCATCCACCCCTACTACTGGCCCATCCTCGAAGTCCGCACCTTCAAGGTCGGCTACGGCCCAGGCTCGGCTATGACCACCGCCACCGTGACTGCCGATACCTGCTCCATCGAGCGGATGCAGTTCATCATGACCAACCCCACCGGCCTCGGATCTACGCCGGTGCAGTTCAACACGCTGGGTAACTACGCCGTAGGTGGCAACGAGCAGTTCGTGGAATACACCTACGTCAATGGTTTTGCCAACGCCTTCACGACTGCCGACTCCAACATCGGCGCTACCTCTATCCAAGTGACCTCCTCCATCGGCATCTACCCAGGTCTGACCCTGACCATCTGGGATGGCATGAACGATGAGACTGTGATCGTTGCTTCGAGCTATGACGGAACCAGCCTCACCCTGCCCCTCACCTCGGGCCTTCTCTACAATCACGGCAAGAACGTGTCTATCTCCAACCTGCCAGCCACCGTCAAGCAGGCAGTCATTCACCTAGTCGTTTCGATGGTCAAGCAGCGTGGTCAGGGCGGTCTAGTCCTGAACGAACTCGGAGACATGACCCCTGCCGGTTCAATCAACGTCACTAGCCAAGTCGATGAGATGCAGGCCTATGACCTCCTCACCGAGTTCGCTGCCATCTGGGGTCGCATCTAATGAGCCGTGCCACCGTTCGAGCGCAGGTCGCTTCGTATCTTGAGAACGCTGGCATCACCAACCTGTCCGGTGTCAAGCCCTTCCCAGCCAAGTTCACCCCCGAGATGGAGTTCTACGCTGGCGAAGACCCAGGCCATTCCTCGGGCGCAATCATCTTCATGTTCTTTGAGTCCGAGACTGAGAACCGCATCGCTCTCGGGGGCGCTCACGATGGGCGCAAGGCGGTGGAGTATTCTTTAGTGCTGGATTGTTTCATGCGATCCAACCACCGCAAGTCCGAGGATGCCGGTTCCGACAACGAGGCCTTCCTTGACTCGCTACTGGCAGCCATCCGAGCAGACCGCAACGCTGGCAACCCTGCCATCATTTTCCAATGGGGTGAAGGCGTGAACCCTGGAGGCGCTGACCTCTCGGTGGTGAGCTACTACCCACGCCTGCTAAATGGCGCTGGGAGTGCCACACAGACCTATTCAACCGTTCGGGTTTCGGTAGTCGAAATCCTCAACACCTAAGGAGCCATCTATGGCGTACAATTACAAGGGCGAAGTCGTGAAGGTCTATGTGGACTTTACCGATGGAGACCACACCCTCGAAGCCGTACCTGGCGAGACCTACGAACTCATCGTTGCACCTGACGATGGTCTCTTTGAAGAGGTCGCTAACAAGGTTGCTAAGGCCACCAAGACCACCGCAGAAGTACCTACAGAAGCCCCACAGACGGCCCTAGAAGCCCCTGTAGAGCCAGCAAACTAACTAACCCACCTAACCCACTAAAGGAACCAACATGACTCAATTCATGACCGCCAATAGTTTCCTCGGTCTTGGTATCGAGAACGCCCGAGGCACGGCTGCTGCCAGCCCTAAGTTCATCCCGATTACCGCACCGCAGGTCACGCCTATGCAGGTGTTCCTTCGTGACGAGGCTCTGCGTGGATCTCCCACGACTGTCTACGACCAGGTGGCCGGTGTTCGCCATGATGAGTATGACGTGAAGGGCTATGTCTACGCCGACACGTTCCCCATCTTGCTGCGCTCCATCCTCGGTGGAACCGACACCATCGCTGGTGCTGGCCCCTACACGCACGGCATCAAGTTGCTGAACAACCAGACCGGTTCGCAGCCACCCTCAGTCACCATCCAAGACTTTGACGGTGCTACCGCCTTCCAAATGACCGGCGCTCAGATGTCAGAACTGAGTTTGACGTTCGGTGCTGAGGCTGCTGCCGAGTGGAGTGCGAAGTTCATGGGCAACCCCTACACGCAAATCAGCGCCCCTAGCCCCTCCATCACCAGCGCCTCGTTCGTGCCTGGCTGGGACATCACCACTTCAATCGGTGGATCTAGCCTCGCCTACATCGCTGAAGGTGAAATCCGTATGAACCGCAACACGGCTCCTATCTTCACGATGGGAACGCAGGCTCCACGAGTCTCGTTCGCTGGGCCTCTTGAAGTCACGGGTCGCTTGCTCGCAGTTGTCGAAAGCACCTCGGACATTTTCTCTAACGCCACCACCGGTTACGGTTTGTTCGACAGCCCACAGGCCACC